TGTATCATCTCCCTTGATACGCAGCCCACGCGACTTCAGCCCTCCCGGGAGGTTGGAAAGCGTGCCAGCGTCTACAAGCTGACGTATCAAGGAAGTCCCAGCCTTAGCATACCCACCAATAATATGTATAAGGCCGAGTCCGTAGAACCCAAATCCGGGCACATAGACGTAGTGGACGAAGTGTTGGCGTTTGAGGGTCAGGGGGTCCCCCTCCTCGTAATTTCTACGGATCGCCAACACTTCGTCGCTACCACGCTCTATGGTGACAACATAAGGCCGAGCAATACCGTCGTCGTCATCAACGCCTTCAATTACGAGGTCAGCGTGGATTTCGTATAGTGTGTACCTGTAGTCATCAGTGATAGAGTATCCACCTTCTTCGGCTTTCTTTTCTTCTATGTCACTATGGTACGGTTCTGGCTCTCCAAGGTCTACATCGCGGTAGAACCCTGACGCTTGTAGCTTTTTTAGCTCGTTCTTAGTCTTACGCATTACGTGGGTTACACGTTCTGCAGCCTCTATATTAGATGCGCCATATGGCACGATAACGTCTTCTGCGGAGATATATAACGCCATCTGACGCCCTATGTTAGGGTCATAGTATACCTTCTTAAACGCAGAGCCTGCCAAGCCAAGGCTGTACAACATACGCTCATGTTCTGGACGGTACTCTACCATATTCTCGGTAAGCTCATAATTCATATCTGCCTTCACACGGGCAGCGGCTTCTTCTTTTTCTTTGGTTTCTTCGCCAAGAACTTTAGTTTTTACTGGACCTGCGGCTGGAAACGTCTCAGACATGGTTTCTGCTTGAAACCGTATAGCTGCTTCGGCAAGCACTGTAGAAAACACGCCACATGCACCGTCCCAAGGTTCCGTGCGCTCTTCATACTTAAACCCTAACACGTCAAGCCCACGTACAAACGTATCTGCCCAGTCCTTACGACTATCTATGTCGGCTGTAATAGACTCCATGAGATCACTAGACATTTTACTCAAGTCTGTATCATCTAAAACTTCTGCCAGATTAGCCCCAAACTCGGTCATATCCATTTCATTTCCGGGCATCAGGGTTATCTCCATACTACCGTCAGACAGAGTAACAGACTCAGGATCAACGATTTCAATCTCCATATCGGGGATTTCCATCTCTTCTAATCCGTCTATTCCGCCTTCTAGCCCCATAGGAGCAGCATATAAGCCTTTTTCAATAGCCATGTGTCACCTTTAATAATACCCACCGCGTTTTTGTTTAAAGAACCGTTGTTCTTCCGGTTCATCTGTAGGTAGCCGTATAAACCCACCCTGCCTAAACCGCATTAGCGCCATAACCGTGGAGTCAACAAGGTCATCATTACTCATAAACGGGAACCCTGCAACTTCTTCTACAACTTCTTCTGCCCAACGCGTTTGAGGTATCCATACCATACCTGAAGCTATTATGTCAGCTACAGAATTTAATCTAGCCATTTTATCGCCTGATCCTCTATGGGGGGTATACTCTTGTACAGGCAATCCTGTCCTGCGCATCTCCTGATATAGGGCCGAACCGGAACTTTTCTTTTCCACAATAAATGAATCAGGCTCCCAGTCTCTATATTCTTCCATTGCAAGCTCTTTAAGCTCTGGGAACTCTACACGCTTCTTTATACTATTTAATAGTATTATATGATAGTTATTTTCGCCCTCGTTTAGAAACACACCCCACGTTGTAAGCGCTGTATAGTCTGCTCTGTTGTGTTTTTCTGCTGCAGCATCTAACGACATTATGATATATTCACAAGCGGGTGGATTTTCACCTGTCCATTCCTGCCACCACTCCCGTTTCACTATAGCGGCTTCTTCTGCGGTGGGTTGTTGCTGATATTGAGCGTTCCATTGGAACGTAGGCATGGATGCTTTTGTGCGTTCTAACGCCTCTAAACCAAAAAACTCAGGCCATAGGGGTTTTTGTGTAATTTTACCTGTTTTTTTGCTTGTTACGTCCAATATTGCTGGAAATTCTACCACTTCATACTGGTCCGACAGCTTATTATTCACCATATCGCGTGTTACACGACCTGTCAGGTCATCCATATGCCACCGCGTTTGAATTATGGCAACATTACCTCCGGGCATAAGACGAGTTCTCGCACCAAAGGTGAACCATTCGTATGCTTTCTCAAAAACCTCAAAATTTCCGTTAATAACGTCTTGTTCTGAGTGTGGGTCATCAACGAGCAGGAGGTCAGCGCCCCGACCAGCAAGAGCAGAACCAATACCACATGCGTAATATTCACCCCCAACGTTAGTATTCCACCGTCCAGCCGACTTACTGTCCTGTGCCAAGGCTACTGTGGGGAAAATAGAACGGTATTCTTCTGTAGATATGAGGTTACGCACCTTTCTACCAAAGTCTACCGCCAAATCTGTGGTGTGTGACACCATCATAACCTTCTTATTGGGGTTTCTACCTAAAAACCACGCTGGAAAAAATATAGATACAAGCTGGGATTTACCATGGCGTGGGGGTATGTTGACACAAATACGATCTTTCTCTCCACGCTCTATGCCCATGAGCAGGTTAGCTAGTATACGGTGGTGTTTACCTACAATGTAGTCGGGCTGCATACGCTTACAAAACTCTATAAGGTCATTGTACGCATATTTATTCGCCCTACGGTTGTTTAACTCGTCAACCATACGGTCAATTTCTGTAATTTCTTCATCAGAGAAAGCGTCTAAGTTGTCAAGTATGGCTTCTACGCCGTCATCATCGAAGTCTATAACCTTATTCATCGTCAAATTCACTCAAAACAGCTTCAACGTCGATAGCACCATTATCTAAAACCACAGCATCTTCAACCTCTGGTTCAGGTTCTACTAGTTTATTTAACTTAGCGCGAAGTTTCTCTTTAATATCGTCTGTTGTTTGGTGTGTTATGGTTACTTCTGACTTCTCTGTGAACAATCCTACGTCTGATATTTTACCTAGAAGTTCTAACGCACGCATACGCACACGAGAATCGGGATTGTCAGCTTCAATAATTAGTTTGTTGGTCACCAGATGGCGTAATTGCAGGGAAGATTCGACTACAGAATGGTTAAATTCGTCAATAATAGCGCTAGCCAGCTTGATAGAGGGGGGTGTTAACTTAGCTGCACGTTTGTTTGTGACAGCCTTAGAGGTTTTTTCTGCATCCTGCGCATAAGAAGTTACCAACGTAGCAGCTACCTCTTTGTCTATGTGGTCTGGCTCAGTGTCTAACCCGTGTTTCTCTAGTTCAGCTATGGTTTTACTTAATGCAGTAGCGCGTTCAGGCAGAGGGACCTGCTTTATCTCATCTTCTATGGGGATACCCAACTCAGGGGTTACATTTAGTGTCATACTATATCGCAGGTTGTGAACCGATGGCGCGACAATAGAATATAAAAAATTTTTTGACAAGCGGTTTGAAAAAAGGGTGGGGGGTGTTCTGTGAAACGGGAAAAATTAGAAACGTTTGAGCGTATTAGTATATATAGAGATGTGTGGAGTCCCATATGACACAGCGGCCCATGGGGGTGGGGTACGTCTAACGGATTAGCTAATCGGGCATCTGCCCGAATGAGATTGTATATTCTCGCAAGTACTTGTGTAACGTGTTACATAGTGTCATAAGTTATCTATCGGGACAGCGAAACAATGGGTTTTCCGCCGATTAATTGAAAGGTCATATCATGGCTAATTCTACATTTGACATCAAAGCAACTGCAAACGTAGGTGCTGACATTATCAAAGCCGACAAGCTTGGTTCTACTTTTACTAGTCGCGTAGTCGGCTCGTTCGCGGAAGCAACAAGCGCAGAAGCGACGGCCAGCGATCGTTACGACCATCTGGTTAGTGAAGAAAACTATGTGCCAACTATGCTGGTCAGCCCGACACGCACTAATGTGATGGACGGTAAATCTACTTCCGACACCGATAGTTGGAAAACTCTTATTGCACTAGCGCGTGCAATCAAATGGACTATTGACGAAAAAGAGTTTATGAAAGACACGGACGGTTCCAGCGACCCTACGATCAAAGCAAAGCGTAAAAATTTACAGGACCGCGCGTCTAACTTAGTAACGCACACTTGGTTCAAAGGTATCAAGAACGCGCATATACGTGCTAATCCTGATTTGTACAAGCGTTCAACCAGTACTGCTAAAGATGCGCAAACGAAAGTTTTAGATGCCATTGCGGTCGCGGTAAAAGCAATCCAAGATATGAAAGACGCAGACGAAAGTATCTTTGATGCAAACGAAACGCTAGTCGCGTTGCAGGCTGCTAAGAAAGAAGCAAACCGCAAATCCTAACTTGTTACACTGGCCAGCCCTTCACGGGGTTGGCCATTTTTTTATGTCTAATGATATGATAAGTTACACACAAGTTTACGCCGCAAGGCAATTTGATACCAGTAGATAGGTAGCGTCGAGCCTGCGTGTCACGACCTGATAAGTTACAGTCGGGCAGATGCCCGATCCACATTTGATACCAGTAAACAGATAGCGTCGAGCCTGTGGCACATTATGAGCAGCGTTTTGATACCAGTAGATAGATAGCGTCGAGCCTTGGCAGTTCGTGATAACCGTTCGGGCAGATGCCCGATTGAGCTTTGGTCTGTAAGTCATTGAATACAAAGCAATGTTAGAGATATACCCCTAATGTTAGACAATGTTCAAATTTATATGGGGCTAAGTCATTGATATTGCAGTAATGTTAGAAAGTTAGAGTTTTTAAGAGAGAGAGATTTTATTTTAGATAGGTGGGCAAGGAGGCTTCTCGGCAGGGTTATACCCCCAAACATACCTTTACTCTCTATTCTCTAACTTTCTAACTTTCTAACATTCTTTTCTTTTCAATGGCTTACACACCACCACCTTCTAACTCTCTCTCACTCTACACCTCATAACACCATATACCACTTTAACTAATTACTTACGATTTCTTGACATAAGGCACTACATGTGATATATTAGTACTATGTTGTGGCACTGTGTGACATTACATATCAACCGTAACCATTCGGGCACATGCCCGATCCAAACTAGAGGTCAAACAATGAAAGAACCACTATATGAAATAATTCCACCGCGCATAGGATCACTATGGGTATGGCGTGGAAACAACTATGACGTGGTGGACCATATGCCATACTCTACGCCACCATTCATCACTCTGCGTGAACATGGGTCTAACACGTTACTCAACCAATGCCTATGGACAGGCAAGCTATCAGTATTGGAGACAACCAATGCCTAAGAAAGTAGAATGTCTGTCGTGTGGCAACCAATACGACGAACGCCGTAGACAACTCGGCTACCCCTTCTGTCTTGACTGTGGCGAGTTCAAAGCAATCCAAGCACGTGAGAAGTGGTGCAGGGTTCCACTACCAAAGCAGGGCTACACGCTCGTCACTCGCAAGTCTGACTTGTTACACCTAAACCAGAAATCAAGATAACCCATTCGGGCAGATGCCCGATCCAAACTAGGAGAATAACCGATGAATGACGAAATAGATGCCTTCGATGTAGATGCACAGGCGTTACGCGATAAGTGGGCTAAGTGGGGTAAAGATAACCCGCCCAAATTTTCACAAAGAGCCGATGGGACTGTTTTTGTTGTTGGCAACGAGCCACAAGATCGTGCGCTTAAAGAGAATAAAAACCCTGCAATGAAAGGCAACCGTAACCCCTTCGCACAGAACAGTGTGCGGTCAATGAAATCAAGATAACCCATTCGGGCAGATGCCCGATCCAAACTAGGAGAAAACAAATGAACATGGTTCAACAAATATCCAAAGCAGCGCAAGATGCGCCATCAATATCATCCAGTGCGTTACTGGTCAGTTTCAAAGTCACGCTGCCAACATTCCGTCGCAAGGACAAGAAGGCCACCAAAGAAGTTACACAGAATAACAACACGAAAACGAAACTGGTGAACGTAACGAAATCATTGCTCGGCGAATGTGAAGAGTACAGATTACTAAACACACACGTGGGTGATACACGTAACAACTCATACTATGCACGTACTTTGCCTTGGTATGACAAGGGCGCACGTTTCCTCACTACTGTTGCACACTTTGACTTCCATGAAGATATGACTGACAGGATCAACACTGGCTACGAGCTATGGGACAAGTTCCTCAACGTGTACGAATACCAACGTGACGTGGTAGCCCCTCAGATGCACGAAGGTCTAGGCGCACTGTTCAACCCCGACGAATACCCGACACTCTCATACTTGCAAGACAACGGTTTCAAGATGTGGTTGGACTATGATATTATTCCTGATGCAGGCGACATACGCGTAGACCTACCTGCTCAAGCATTAGAGTATGTAACGTCTCAGGTGCAGCAAGGTAACGATGCACGGCTCAACGCAGCTATGAGTGATCTCTGGTATCAACTGCACGACCAACTAAACGTGTTTATCAAAAGCCTGCACGTGGATGACACGACAGGTAAAGGCAACAGAGTATACGATACCGTATTTGAAAGACTACTGGCTCTGACTGACATGCTACACTCATGCAATGTGACCAACGATCCACAGATGGACGCAATGCGCCGTAAACTATCCGCTGCCATTGGTAGCGTCTCAACAGATGCTATTAAGAACAGCCCTACCCTGCGTGAAAATACACGCAACAAACTCACCGAGGCACTCAACAGCCTTCCATCACTTAACATGTAATCGGGCAGATGCCCGAACCAGAATTGGAGAATAACAATGGCTAATCAAGCACAACAAATGTACGCACTCGACCTTGACCAGTGTGTAGACCTCATCGCCGCTATCGGTCACCTTCGCACTGTCTTACTGCAAGGTGATATGGGCAACGGCAAATCATCAACCCTGCCTACACTATCACGTAAGCTACCCAAGCACACACCTCTATACTTTGACCTAACAACTAAGGTGGACGCAGGTGACCTTGCCATGCCCAAGTTCAAAGACATGGAAGGTAACGACTATTTCAGTCACGCAACCGCAGAAGACTTGGGTGTTCACTTGCAGAATACACCTATCATACTGATGCTTGACGAGATCGGTAAGAACAAATCACTTGTCAATCCACTGCTACGCCTGATGCAAGAGCGCAAGTTTGGTACGTACACGCTGCACCCTGACAGTATTGTCTATGCCACGACTAACAAAGGCTCAGAAGGTGTGGGTGACTTCTTACCTCCACACGCTCGCAATCGTATGATTATCGTGCAGGTGCGTAAGACCGAGGCAATGAAGTGGATCGAATGGGGCTTGGACAATGACATTGATCCTGTTGTCCTTGGTTGGGTCAAAGACAATCCGCAGGTGGCGCAGACGTTTGAAGAGGTGGCAGACCCACAAGAGAACCGTATGATCTATCACCCCAAAGACCCATCGCGTCAATCGTTCTGGACGTGGCGGTCTGGTCATGCGGCATCCGACATACTCAAACAGCGTGACGTGTTAGACAGCCAGACATTGACCGCTGCACTCATGGGTACGGTGGGTGATGAAGCAGCTATGCAACTCATGGCGTTTGTCAACATTGCAACACAACTACCTACACTTGAGAGTATCAAGAAAGACCCTGCCAATGCTCTCATACCAACATCTGCCGCAGCTATCTGCATGGTTGTGTATCGTACGTTATCTACAATCGAACGTGATTGGATGGACGCGTGGATGACTTACATGGAACGCCTTGACGCAGAAGCGCAAGGTCTGTTTGCTAACGGTGTAAGATCAGCCAAGTACAGCAAGCAGCCTATCGTGATGCAGAACAAGAAGTTCACAATGTGGGCAGCAGCTAACAACTACATGTTCCAAGCGGATGTGAAGTAATGGACTGGTTCCTGATGAAAGAGAACGGTGACACGTTCTGGACCCAATGCGATAGCCGTGAACAAGCAATCGAAGATGCGATTACGTGGGGAGCCGAGCTAATTCGGCAAGCCACTATCGTAGAAACACATCACCTAGAAAGAGGGGAGTAATGCCCAAGTTTGAAGCAACGGTGACTGTGACCATAAAGGACATCGCAGCGTCTAACATACACGAAGCAGAGTATGTGGCTAGTTCAGTCATGTACCTGCATGGATGGTACGAAGCGACTACGTTTGACCTGATGGTCACAGAAGTAAAATCAATCGGGCATCTGCCCGAACGCAAAGAGAAGAAGTGAGGTGAATGATGACAAACGAAGAATTGTATAAATGGTTGGAGACGTGCCCAACACAAGAGTGGGCAGCAATCGAAGAAGCCAACGATGGGGAAGTGGTCGTATACTTTCCGATTACAGAAGAGAAGGAGAAGAAGTAAATGTTTATGCAGACTATAACTATTGAGCAGCGACTAGCAAAAGCGGTGGTTGCTTGGATGAGTAAGGAGCCAGCTCTGTCTGGCGTGATGATGATCGGTGAACGTGTTATACAGAGCAAGATACCTACAGCCTGTACTAACGGACGTGACGAATGGTATGGCAAAGAGTTCTGCGAAGCACTCAACGATGCGCAGCTACGGTTCATCCTAATACATGAGGTGTACCACAAGATATACAAGCACCCGACAACGTGGGGTCACCTAGCCAAGATCGACGCTAGGTTGGCTAATGTATCCATGGACTATCACATCAACTACAAGATCATGGAATCCTATGGCAAAGATGGATTTGTCGAGATGCCTGTGAACATTACCTACGGTGATGGTGAGTTCTTTGGCGAATGTTGCTACGATGAACAGTACAAAGGGTGGGATACAGCCAAGATATTCTGGCATCTGTATAAGAAGTCAGGTGGAGATGATGGAGGTGGCCCCGGGACCGGGGACGTTAATGTTGGATCGGGCACATGCCCGAATGGTGATGGCCTTGGCGAGGTGTTTGACGAGGTTGACTTTGACGGTGCAGAAGAACTGACACGCGAAGAAAAGCAAGAGTTGGATCGTGAGATTGACGAGGCTATTCGTCAAGGTCAAATGGCAGCAGGTAAGACAGGCAGCGGTGGTAATCGTGACCTTGGCGAACTGCTTGAACCTGTCATTAATTGGCGCGAGGCACTACGCGAGTTTGTCACCTCAACGTGTGCGGGCAATGACATAACTACATGGCGTAGACCTAACAGACGCTACGCAGGTGCAGGCTTCTATATGCCATCTGGTATCAGTGAGACTGTCGAGTGCATTGCAAATCACAACGATATGTCAGGCTCTATCGGCACACGCGAACAGTCCATAATGATAACCGAGCTATCGAGCATCTGTCAGACTGTTACACCTGATGAGTTACACGTAACCTATTGGGATACTGAGGTACGTGGACACGAAGTATACGAACGTCACGAATTGGAAGATGTGGCAACACGCACAAAACCTGTGGGTGGCGGTGGCACTGATGTATCATGTGTGCCTGAGTATCTCAAAGCCAAGGGTATCAGACCCCAAGCGTCTATCGTGCTAACAGATGGTTACATCTGGAATGACAGTTGGGGTCAGTGGGATCATCCTGTGTTGTGGGTGATCGTGGACAACAAAAATGCTGTGCCGCCATGTGGTTCAGTCATACACGTAAACTCGGAGGATTTCTAATGAAAGCAGATTGGCAAGACAAGGCAATCTTTGCCGCCACCCTAGCAATAACGCTGGGGTGGATACTCGGTGTATGTTGGGGGTGGTGGTAATGG